GGGTTAGTCAAAACCGACCCGCGCCGCGGCGACGGGTTTTTGATTCAGGGATTCGACGAAGCCGCGACCAAGGCTGAGAAGGTCAAGCAGGCCGTAGATCTTCTGGGACCTGCGGGCGAAAAATCAAGCGCCGTGTTGGCCGCTGGATTTAACACCGCTCTGGCGGGTATGGAGACATCGGCGGCGGCGACAATCGCGCGCATTCAAAAGCAGCTCGACAGCCTGAAGGCGCCGCACCTCAGTTTCGGCGGCCCGGGTGGTCTTAACACCGGGCTCTCGATGGGCGAGGTGCGCTGATGGTGTTTAACCCATCAAGTCTGCTGCGCGCCTCCTTCAACGGCGTGCCGTTCTGGGTTGAAAGCGGCGGCCCGGAGGCTGGTCACCGTGTCAATGTGACGCCGGTGCCGAATGGCGCGCACATCAACGAATCATTCGGTGTCGAGCCGCGCAAATATGAGATTGAGGCTTATTGCGTGGGAGACGCGGCCTATCTCAACGCCGACGCCTTGATGCATGCTGCAGAAAACCGCCATCAAGGATTGCTTGTGTTGCCCTGGGGTGCTCCCGTCCAGGTGCGCATGATCAAGGCGCATCAGTCCTTCTCGCGTCAGAAGCTCGGCTATATCACCATTTCGATTGAGGCTGTGAACGAGCCGACGCCCGGGCGCGGCGGCTTTGGCGCCAACACGCTGGAGCAGATGATTTATGCAGCCGCCGGCGCGGTGCAGGTCGCGCTAGGCGTGTTTGCGGCGATCCGGTTTTTATCCGTCCCCGCAGGCTTTGAAGATGTGGCGCGCCGCGCCGCGCTTGTGCCTGTCGAGCGGCTTGACGACATCGCCGCCCGCGCCCGCCTTGACCCGGCGGCCGGCCTGGTGATGGCGCCGCTGCGCTCTTCTGTTATCGGCGCTCTTGATGATCTTGCCGTTAACCCGGAAGCCTATGGCGCGGCGCTCGGCGCCTATGCCATAGGGCTTGGCGATCACGCCGATCCGGCCTTCACTCTGTCGATTATAGATGCGCTGGGCCCGCCGCCGCCATCCGCGCCTGCTGTCGTCTCCTCGGGCGCGGCCCTGCGCGCGGCATCTCTCGATGCGTCCGGCCTGGCGATGGCATCCAGCATCAGCGCGCTGGTCGCGGGTGAGGCCATGGCGCGTCACGTCTTTGCCACCCGCCCGGATGCGGTTGAGGCGCGCATCATCGCTGCTGCGATCTTTGATGACGCGATCGCGCGGGCCGGGCGCGACGGATATGATCTGGCCCGCGCCCTCTCCGCCATGTCCGGTATTGTGACTGAAACCATCACCCGCCGCGCTGCCGATCTGGCGCCGCTGATGACCGTCAAGGCGGCAATCAGCCTGCCGTCGCTGTGGTGGTCGCATCGCCTTTACGGCACGCCCGACCGCGCCGCCGAGCTGGCGGCGCGCGCAAAAGTATTCCACCCCGGCTTCATGCCGGATCGCTTCACCGCTCTGTCATCCTGATCTATGGCGTTCGAAACCGTGACCATTGATGCAGCAGGCCTCTCGCTGCTGCCGGTGACTGTCAGCGTGCGCATCAGTGCCGAAGAGGCCGCGCGTTCGTTTGAAGCGAAGATCAAGCACCCGACGCTGTCACAGGCGGAGATGATCCGACGCCTAAAATCAGCGCCTTGCACCATCAAGGCCGGGCCAACGCTCGTCTTGACGGGCCACATTGAGAAGCTTGCTGTCCGCCTGGCCGGTGATGAAAAAGAAATTGTTATTTCAGGACGCTCGAAAACGGGGGATGCGATTGATTCATCCGCCATGCACAAGACGGGCGAGTTTGTGAAAAAAACAGCCCCGCAAGTGTTTGCCGAACTGGCTGGGCCGCACAAGATCAAGATTGAAACGGCAATCAGTCACGTGCCGGTTGAGGTCTTTCGTCTGCGCCCCGGAGAGACCGTCTTCAAGGCGATGGAGCGGTGGGCGCGCAAAGAAGGATTTTCGATCGGGGATACGGCGGCGGGGAATTTTCGCCTTATAAAGGATCCGAAAGAGCGGCACGAAGGCGCCATCAGCGATGGCGATAATGTTCCTTCCTTGAGGGATGCCTCCGCGGTCTTCGATGATAGCAAGCGTGCGGCCAGAACACAGGTCAAGGCGCAGGCACCCGACGGGTACAAGCCGGAAAAGCTGCAGATCGAGCAGGAAGCTGAGGACAGCCCGGTGCGCCAGAACCGTGTGCGCGTGATCGTTCCGCCCGAATCGCTGTCAAAGGACGAGGCGCGAAGTCGCGCCAGATGGCACCGCGACCGTGCCGCAGGGGCGGGCACGACGGCTGAGGTGTCGGTCGTCGGCTGGCGCGACCGCGCCGGCCAGATCTGGGAGCCTGGGCGGCTCATATTCGTTGACATCGCCGATCTCGGCCTGTCGCAGACCATGATGGTTGAGAGCGTCGATCTGCGCCAGGCTGATGCCGGCAGCGGCGGCACAAGCGCCAGCCTGTCGCTTGTTGACCCCCGGGCCTATGGCGGCAAGGCCGGCAAGGGAGCGAAATCCGGCGGGCAATGGAATCTCGGCAAGTCGGGTGGTGATGATGAATGAATTCCACGATTCATCCACCATCACGCGCGCCCGCGTCGAGGAGGTTGACGATAGCGGCGAACAACAGACGCTGAAGATTTCCGGATTTTCCGGCGAGCGCTTCACCGGCGTCATCCGCTATCAGGCTCACGGGTTTTCATCCCACCCGCCCGCCGGCGCGGTCGGGCATTTTTTACGCATCGGCGAAAGCGACAAGCTGATGGCGATCGGCTTTGAAACGGACGGCCGGACGCGCAGCCTGCCGTCCGGCACGCCGGCGCTTTACAATGCCGACGGAACGGTATGGAAGCTACTGCCGAACAAGGCCGATCTGGATCATGGCGGCAAGAACCACCACGCGCGCAATGTGGCGCGATACAAGATCGAGGCGGACACCTGGGTGCATGTCGCCGCGCCGGCCGTTTATCTCGGCAAAGGTCCGCCATGGTTCCCGGTGATGACGAGCGCCGGCCCGTCAAATCATGTGTTTGCCGGCATTGATCCTGCCGCCCCATCTGCGCCATCAGGGAGTGTCTGAACTTGCCTTATTCCGTCCAGATCGAGAGAAGAGAGGAGACGACGCCGGTTTTGTTCTGGTCGACGTTTTTCGGTTCGACATCCTTTGGTGAGATTCCATTGGGAGACTGGCGCGTCGCGCCACGATCAGGTCGCAATGCTGGCGGCCTTGATGAGAGCGACCCGCTCGGCACGGCAGTGGTCTTGTCGCTGTTCACCGATCGCCGCGCGCCGGAAGGCTGGCGCCCAGAAGAGGCCGACCGGCGTGGATGGTGGGGCGATGGTGTCGCACCCGCCGGCGAAAATACCCGCGAGGAGGGGTCATGGCTGTGGCTCCTGCGCCGGGCAACCGTCACCGACGACAGTGTTCGCCTCGCGAAGGCCTATACCGAGCAGGCGCTGCAATGGCTGGTCGACGAACATGTCGCGGCGCGCATCGAGGTGACGAGCGGTACGATCGAGCACCCGCGCCGAGGCGTCTGGATTGATGTCGACATCATCGCGCCCTCGGGCGCGCGTGTATATAATCGCAAGTTCTCCCGGCTGTGGGACGCAACGATATGAGCTTCACCCCGCAGTCGCTTGAGGATCTGGTGACGTCACAGATTCGAGCGTTTTCGGCCAATCTGGAAGGCGCTGACGCTGCCTTGCTCGTCAATAATTTGCGGCCCGTCGCCAAAAATATCGCCGGCGGGCTTTACGAATTGCAATTGGCGATGGCAAAGGCCTCGGATCAAATATTCGTGCTGACATGCGAGGCGGGGTATCTCGATCGCCATGGCGCGGGACTCAAGCCCCCGCTGGCGCGCAAAAGCGCGGCTAAGGCCACCGGTGGCGTCAGCGTCACATCAACCGGCGCAATCGCACTTGCTACCGGTGCCGTTCTGGCGCGTTCCGACGGCGCGCAGTTTGTCGTCGAAGCAGGAATTGCGCTGTCGGCCGCCGGAAATGCCGTCGTGAGGGTGAGCGCGCTCACACCGGGCTCGTCCGGCAATACTGCCGCAGCGGCTGCTCTGTCGGCCGTCTCCGGCTTGACCGGCCCCGCGAGCCTCGCCGTCAACGCCGATGGGCTTGGAGGCGGCGCTGACGCAGAGGAGGACGAAGCCTATCGGGCGCGTCTTCTCTTTGCAAAGGCTTACCCTGAACATGGCGGCGCGCCTGCCGACTGGCTGCGCTACACGCTTGCCGTTCCGGGCGTGACGGCGGCCTATATCGATCCACTTGCCGCCGGTCGCGGAACCGTTGTTGTCTATCCCGTTTTCGGATTAACGCGCCCCTCAGGGGTTCCAACCGAAACAGAGCGTCTGCTGGTTAAGTCGGCGCTCGATCTTGCCCGGCCCGGCGCCGGGCTGCCTGTGGTGCGTGCCGCCACCGCCGTGCCTGTTAACGTCACCATCAGTGGGTTGATGCCAGCCACACCGGAAGTGCGCAGTGCAGTCGCCGCCGAGCTGGCCTATGCTTTTGCGCGGCTCGGCCGGGTGGCCGGCCTGTCTGCCGTTCACCCCTCGATGCCTTTTCTTGCCACCCCCTCCTCCTTCTCACGCTCGTGGGTCTGGCAGGCGGTTGCCAACGCGACGGGAGAAGAACGTCACACTGTCGATGCACCTGCCGGCGATATCAGCCTCGCCCCCGGCCAGATCGCCACGCTCGGCGCGGTGACGTTTGCATGAGCGGCGTTTTTGTCTGCCCCAGCGACGAAGCTGTCGCTGCGCGTCTGGCAGCCCTTCGCCCTCGCGGCGATGCCTGGCGCAACGGCGATGAGGACGCCTTGGCCGGCTCAGTCATGGGCGGGTTCTTCAAGGCACTCGGTGCCGGCTTTGGCCCGACCGAGCGACGCTTGTGCGCGCTCGTCGATGAATTTTTCTGCTCAACCGCGCTTGAAACGATTGATCTATGGCGCCTTGAATATGGCGTGCCCGATGGCTGCGATCCGTTCGCGGATGTGTGCGAAAAGGTCAATGCGGTTGGCGACACGACGGCCGCCTACACGGTGGCCGCTGCTGCGCGCCGCGGCTGGGCGATCGCCATCACCGAGACCTTTATCAGCGCCAGCGAGGATGCCGGTTATGGACCGCGCTGCTACGGCGCCGCGATCTATGGAGCATACCAGGGCGTTCTGTGGTCTGTGTCGGTCAACCTGCCTGCGTCCGCTGCCTATCAGGCAGTGGCGGCGCGCCCACCGCTCTACGGCGTTCACCTCTACGGTGACCAACTCAACTGCCTGCCGGATATCGAGCCGCTCCGCTGTGTTGTCCGGCGCATAGCCCCCGCGCACGCGGATATCACGTTCACCACAACAACCTGATGAGGCGACCATGCCCGATCTTTTAGGCCCCGGCGCAGCCGGCGCTCTCAATGCTGTGACGTCCCGGCCAGCCTTCTCGCCGCTCAACCAGGCGCCCGCCGATCCCGATACATGGGTGAGGGATTGCACGTCTCCTATCGCCGCGGATGGCACGCAGGACAAGGCCGCGCATATGAACATGCTGCTGGCGCAATTGCGTAATTCCATCCGCATTAATGGTATTTACGAGAACAGCGCCGACGACTTTATGCTGTACCGCGCGATGCGCGCGCAGCGCGGCAATCTGGGCGCCATCGGTGGCACTGCGAACGCGCTGACCCTCACGCTCGCTCCTACACCCGTCTGGATAGGCGAGCTTTATGGCATGCCCCTGCGCTTCATCGCCGCCGCCGTGCCGACTGCGAATGTCACCATGCAGGTCACAGGCTTCGGCCCGCTGCCAATCGTGCGGCGTGGCGGCGTCCAGGTTTCGCGTGGAGCGTGGCGCATCGGCGATCTTGTGGAAATCATGTATGATGGCACAAACTTCCAGCTCCAATCCGTCGGCGTGGGTGGGGGGCGTCTGGTCGGCAGCCAGACATTTACGTCGAGTGGCACATACACCCCGTCTCCCGGCATGACGATTTGCGAAGTGGTGGCGCTCGGTGGTGGCGGCGCGGGCGGCGGCGCTTCGGCTGGTGGACCCGGCACTGTCAGCCTCGGCGCACCGGGGGCGAGTGGCACTTTAGCCGCAGGCTTGTTCAGCGCCGAACAAGTAGGAGTCGCCGTGTCGATCTCAATCGGCGCGGGTGGTAATGTAGCAGTCAACGCCCCGGGTGAGAATGGCGGCACCACCAGCTTCGGCGCATTAATGAGCGCTCCGGGAGGGATTGGTGGTGGTATCCTGAACAACCAGGCTCCGCCGACAGTCAACGGCAACGGCACCCTCTCGCTGGCCGCGAGCGGGGCAAACCTGTACAGCCTCCGCGGCGGCGCGGACGCTGTGACTGTCGCAGTCTCTGGCACGACAGGCTATGCGGGGGCGGGCGGATCAAATCCATATGGTCGCGGCGGCCCATCAGTCGGAATAAATACTACAGGTGTCTCCGGGACTGGTAACGGCGCGGGCGGATCGGGCTGCATCCTCAATCAAGGCGGTGGAATAACCAACGGCGGCGCGGGGACGAGTGGCATCGTCATCATCAAGGAGTATGAGCTTTGACCTCATTTGCACGAATTGAAGATGGCTTCGTCGTCGAAATACTCGATATCTCCGGTCGTTTTATCCTTGACGCGGACGGGGTTGAAGCGCCCGCCGCGCTGGAGGATCTTTATCATCCCGATATCGTTGCCGCGTGCCACCCCTGTTCGTCCGAGGTGGGGCAGGGGTGGACCCATGACGGCCAGCGCTTCGCCCCGCCGCCTCCACCGCCAGAACCTCCTCCTCCCCCCATTTTGACCCTCCTGCCCATGGCCGAATTCTGGCGACGGGTGACGGATGATGAGGCCGAGGCTGTGGAAGCGGCTTTCGGCCAGGCCCGCCTGCGCCTGCGCCGCATCTTTGAGGCAGCAGAATATCTTGACACCACTGATAAAGATTATTCGTCACTTCGCGAGGTCATTGCTGGCGCTATTGAAACAGAGCGTGTCGCTGAAATTCTGGCCCCGTCTGAGTAACGAGCGGCAATCAGGGGCGGCGGGTCAAGCTGTCGAGTTACGATTCCCGGCGCGTCGTCGGTTTCGTCCGCGTGCTGTGAACCTTTCGGGATTTCCGAATAACTGAAAAAAGGAGCCATGTCCATGCGTGGTGATCTTGCTGTTTTTGCCTGCCTTGTCGTGGTCGCCTGTCTGCTTGCTCTTCTTGTGCCAGCTTTCATCGGTTTGCGGTGATGAAGCATCTTTCCGCCG